CTAATGGGGAACCGGGGAAAAACGGGCTGCAAGGCTGTATTCTCCGGCAATCCGAATGGGCTAAAGGCATAGAGTATCGCAATGACGAGGCTTTGACTTCCGGTACCCGGTACTTGGATATTGCAATTGTGACTACCGGTGCTAATACGTTTAATGCGTATAAATGTCTGAAAACTCATACGTCCAGTGATTCCATTCCGGTGACAAATACAACTTATTGGCAGAAGTTTAATTCTTTGGTGCCAGTGTACACTCCGCTTATCATGGCTCAAAATGCTATTCTACGGTTCATGCAGGGTAATCAGCTTTTGATAATGAAGGGCGATAATAAAACGGTTGCAGCAGGTCTTGTTGGTGGTGACTATCCGTTATGGGTTGGAGCTACAACACCGACTGATGCGCCATATAAGGTGAGTATAGCAGGGAAACTCTATGCGGCTGGTGCGGTTATTTCAGGTAACAGCACTTTTGAAGGTACATTGAAAGGTGTATCAGGCTCTTTTACAAGGCTGAATTGCGTGAATGCTGCTGGTGATGCGGTTGGAGGAATCGGCTTTGGAAGTGATGGAAGAATGTGGTTTGATGGTGATATGTATCATCAAGGTACTAAGAATAACCGGTCATTACGTTTCTACACTTCTGACTTATGGTGTAGAGGCGTGTTTGGCGCAAGGGAAAGAAGCATTATGGTAGTTTACGGCTCCTATGCCTATGTGTACACAAAAGGTGCTGATAAAACCGGTACTTATATATCTTTGACTTCCGGGACTTCCTCTGCTAAAGAAACTTATTATACAGTTCCTTGCTATTCGCCAAGATACGATTATAACGGTGAAACTTCGGGTTTTCCAGTTGATACGGTTATATTTAGAATAACATCGAATGTAACCTACCGTTATCTTTTGAGTCTTGCCGTCACCCAAAGGGTATTCGTGGTTAATGCAAATGACAATAATAATAATGTTCAGATATACGCGAATGGAAAAAAGCAAACATTGAATGGCGGTTCCATGCGCCATTGTATGCAGTTGGTGGATTTTATGTATCCGTCACCGAACTCTAACTGGTTGGGAAGAGGACTGATGTTCGGTGCTTCAAATGATAATAATTGGAGGTGATTATGAAAAGGATAAATTTTGAAAGAATTGAGATATTTGTTGATATTGATAAGACGAGATGTTCCGTTGAGAACTACAAGAAGGATTTTGCCAATATCATTTATCAACTTGGCAGGGGAATAGAGGCTCATGCCCTCGCATTTAAAATATTCAACTCCAATGGAGAAATTGAGTATAACGATGAAGAGTGTAATATGATTAAGGAATACGCAAGTTTATGTTCCCCAGCCTTTATTGATGCTATCAACAAATTACTATTGGAATAAAAATAATAAACGCAAACACAAAAGGATATGAACGGCATTATTGAAACATTCATTCACGACCATTTGTTTTTACATTTGGTTTTGATAGCGGTAAGTATGACAGCTATCATAATCGCAATGGGGATAGATTTTATTTCGGGGATTCAGAAGGCGAAACAACGTGGGGAGCTTCGTACCTCGAAGAAGTACAAAAAGACAGCGACAAAAGCGAAGAAATATTTTAATCCGTTTCTGACACTGGTTATGATTGATCTTATATGTTGTATTGTCATTCCATTTCCAGTATTCGCTATGTTATGGGCGGCTTATTGCGTTTTCTGTGAGTTTAAATCGGTACGTGAGAAATCATGGGAAAAGGCTGAACTTCGGAAAGCGGAAAAGACTATGAGTATAATCATTGAGAATAAAGATGATATAGCACGGCTGGCTGCACAAATATTGTTTGAAACACAAAAAGAAAAGGAGGATAAAAATGACACGGGGACTACGGAATAACAATCCGTTGAATATACGGAGAAATAATACAAAATGGCAGGGCTTGTCTGTAACGCAGACAGATAAAAGTTTCTTTCAGTTTAAAACTATGGCATACGGTTACCGTGCTGCTTTTAAAACTCTTCAAACTTATATTTTTAATAAGTATGACACTGACAAAGATGGTACGGCCAACGAACTTGAAGATGTTATTATGCGCTGGGCACCGCCATGTGAGAACAATACTGACGTGTATATTGCCACAGTTGAAAAGCGTTCGGGCATATCTCGTCATACTGTTCTGAATAGAAATAACCGGGAACAACTTATTGCGGTAGTGGCTGCAATGAGTTATGTTGAGAATGGCGTTCCTGCAAATATGGATGATGTAAGGAAAGGTTGGGAATTGATATAGGAAACAAACATATAAACACATAGAAGATATGGCAAACTTGAATTTTACTTTTAGAGAAGAGGATTGGTACGAAAGCCAACCTATACAGTTATCTACTGAGAAATTTGCTATCAGCATTAATTTTGGAGATGCAGCAAACAATAGAGTTGTTGTGTACAAAAGTTCTAATGGAAAGGATTATGTACCTTACAAAACAGCACTTGGGGTTGGAGAGTTCTGTGATATGAATGTCGACGGGTTGATAGCTGGACAATATGTTATGGTAGGATGTAATGAACTTCCTATTTCATCTTCATTTTTGGAAAGTTCTGATGGTAGCAGCAGTGCGAGCAAATCGGATATTTTAGCAGAAAGCGGACGTGCTCAACTGGCAGAGTCCCAACTGGAACAGTCCATAAATGCGGTGAAGACCGCTTTGGATGAATTGGTTGGTACTGTTGATGCGACTACGGCCATTGACACCTTCAATGAAATTGAAACCTTCCTTGCAGGAGTAACCAATGAAAAAACTCTGACTGGAATGTTGGCTGTTACTGATGGAAAGGCCGTGACCGCACAAACAACGGCTGATGCTGCAAAAAGTACAGCTCAAACAGCTCTTAGCAAAGCCACTGCCAATGAAACAAAACTTAATACAATACCTGAAATGCCGGAGAATGACGGTAAGATATATGGTTTCTGTAATGGTGCATGGGTAGTTATTGCGGAAGTTGGTAAAAATGTATATACAGATTGATTATGAGATTGAAGATAGGTATAGGAGTAATCTTTGTGTTACTCCTTGCGGCAACCTTTTTGATGTACCAGTTGTGGCAGGAAGAGAAGAAGGAAAGTGCCCGACTTTCAGATAATATGAAAAGTCTCTGTACTGGGCTTGAAGAATATAAGATTAGGGATAGTCTAAATGTGGTTGAAAACCATGTTTTACGGCTTAACATAGAAGAATTGAAAGAGCTGCGGAGTGCGGATGCAAAACTAATAAAAGAATTGAATCTGCGTCCAAAAGAAGTCGAATATATCACAACCACAAAAGTTGTCACTAAAGACAGTATTGTATTTGTTCTGAAAGACAGCTGTTTCAATTATTCAGATAAATGGGTGGATTTTTATGCAAATATTCCTGACAGCACATTTACTTATGAAGTGAGAGACAGTCTTTCAAGTGCGATAAGCCGGATATATAAACACAGGTTCCTATGGTGGAGATGGGGGACAAAGGGGTATAAACAAACGATAGTCAATCATAACCCACGAAGCAAAATCGTTTATAATGAAATTGTAAAGGTGGAACATTAATTAATAAGAAGGGAGCCGAAATGCTCCCTTCTCCTTTTTCTTTAGAAAGGCAAATCGTCTTTTTGTTCCCCAAAATCCACTGGCGGTTGAGGTATGGCAGTTTGTACGGGTGCCGCGGTGGATGATGCCCCCTGATAATAAGTTTGGGGCTGTTGCGCTGCGGTAGGCTGTCCTGGATTACGGAGTGTTGCTTTCCAGCAAGTAATGGAGTTAAACCATTTTCCTTGCCATTCATTCGCATTAATATCTATTTCAATATCAACGTCTTGCCCGACTGCTAATCCAAAATTCTGAATATTGCTATTCATTACTGAAAAAGCGACTTTTTTAGGGTATTGGCCGGGAATTTCCAAAACGAAATCTTGTCTTTGCCAGTTGTTACCATTTTTTGAGACACCCGATTGTATCGGTTGTGCCACAATAATTTTTCCTTCTAATTTCATTGTTCGCTTATAAATAGTTAAACACTATATGCCCGGCCTTTTCAAGTTTACGGGCATAATCTAACATTCTTTCTTTAGTGCTGAAACTTTCATCATTCCACCAAATGCCAAATCTTTTAATCTGACACTGATAGCGTTTGTCTCCTAATAGATTCTCGGATATTCCTATACGATATTTTGCCATTTTTATTCATCATCCCCAGCCGGATTTAACTTGTCTGACTCATTGATTGCGCGGCTGATAATATCACAATCAGTAAGTTTTCGTTGTATGATAGCCATCCCCCTTTTGCAATTATCACTTTGATTGAGGTCACAATACCCTCCCTTATATAAAATATCAGAAAGTTCGTCCAATACTTTAAGTGTGTCAGTGAGCCGGAGATATGTTATTCCGGTTACTTCTTTGTTGTATGGACGGACTTCTTCTATCCGTTTGTCAAGGGATAGACAAGCAAGTTCCGCCATACATCTTGTAAGTTCTACTTTGGCAAGTAAGGCACTGTTCTCGATCCGGCATTTATCAAACTCCATTTTAATGGAGTATTCCATTTTAAGCAGGTCAGGTTGCACTTCATCTGCAACATATTGGTTGGCATCAGCCATGAAAAAAGCCCGGTGTCCAGCTATTTTATTGATTTTCTTTTCATATTGAAGCATCAACTGTTCCAGTTTATTTCCTTGCTGCTTTACGCGGAAACGACAAAGCTCTGATTTACGTAATGCACTTAACATTTCTACAATTAAGGAACAAACTATATCATTGGTGAACAATATGTTATATATTGCTGCCAGTGTGATATTTTCAGCTTTTAACTTCTTGTCTTTTATATCACCTATTTTTCTTTCCATAAGTTCATGAAATCTTTATAGACACATGGTAGTGCAAAGATAAGGACAAACGTCTCAACAATCAACTTTATTAATTGTCCGGTTCCTATATCAATCCATTCTGTTTTTATTATAATTCATTTTGGCTTCAATGAGTGAATCAATGTCACATTTGAAATAATGTAGTGTACTTAGGGCAACAATGATTACATCTGCCAGTTCTTCTTCTACATCTAAATACTCTTTAATATGTGGAGATTTCTCACCCGTACACTCAAAGACTTCGGCAACTTCTTCAAGCAGATCGCGGTGAAGATTGTTGTTGCTATCATTGTCGGGATCAATCTTTCCACGTCTTACGGCACATTCATAAGCTTTCTGCGCGATCTCATTTAATTTTCCCATTATCAATATGTTTTATCCAGTTATTATCTTTCTCCAAAAACCATTGCCAGCCATTTTGGGGCTTGATTTTTCGTTTTATATACCGGCGAACTGTGGCATAATTCAGATTTAGCTTTTGGGCGGCTTGGGTTATTGAATCGAATCTATACCATTTGCCTTCGGGAGTGATTGCAATACACGCAAAGGCATGGGCGTTTCCATTAGACCAATATCTATGTCCTTTCAAAGCCTCGCTGTGTCTTTTTCTTATTTCAACAGCTCTCTCTTTGCCATAGTATTCTTCATAGGTTTTTCCTCTTAATCCGTGGTGATAGCCTTTATTGAAAACATTATGTCCGTTGACAACCCGTGTGACCGGTATTTCAGGGTCTAATCTTAATTCCATATTATTCCTTATTTTTGTAATTATCTCTTCTCATTTGGTGATAGCGATAGTACATGGATAAGTCGAGTTTACGAATGAAATTATCATCCGCTTTCATGTCAGAAACTTTTTGGGCAGGCTTGACTACCTCAAAGAAAATTCTCTTTACCGCATACCTTCCCTTTTCAAGAGAATAACATTGCACTGATCCTTCATAAGCATAAATAAGCCCGGCAAAATCAGGGACTTCATCGGGCTTTATCAAACTTTTTGGTACTATATAATAAAAATAATTGGTACGTTGGCCGGAAGTGACAACATCAAACTTGTTCTTGCCATATTTATCACTTTTCTTTTTATCCTTATGGAAATCACATCTGCTTACTTTTACTTCATATTCATAAGTCAGGCGTGACCGGGTAACTTCCAATAAGTCAGCTTCCCATTTCCCGACAAAAATATTGGGAAAGATGCGGTTTCCTTTTTTATCACGAAAAACATGATCGCAAAAGCCTTGTATAATATCAAGTGTTTTCATTTGATCTTTCCATGTTCCTTATCCAGTTCATACTCAAAAAATCCTTTTGCCTTATCATAAAGTCCGTCCTTTATATCAGAGAAATACATAGCGGCATTAAAGGCTTTCAATGCTGCCACACGAGCTTTCTTCTTATAATAGTCTGCCCGTTTGATCGTATTTTCTTCTTTTCTACGTTCTTGCTGTTCCAAATATCGGTCAACCGCTTCTCGTCCCCAACGGAACATGTCTTCTTTGTCGGCAAAGGTGGCAGATTCTTCACGGATCAGCCTTTTCTCCGAGGAAATGACATAAGCTGATATTCCTTTGTATCTACGAATGGAAACGGCTATGTCGAAACCTTTATAATTTTGCTGTTCAACATAGCCGCCAAGAGTATATGGGAAGTCTGTCTTTTCTATCATACAGCTTTGATATTGATTAGTGGCACAATTGTATCAATAATTTCTACCGTAGGTTCTATAAGCTCTTTTATTTCCTGAACATTTTTGTATGCCATAGGACTTTCATCCAATGTCCCTTCACATACGGAAGTGGAATACACTTTGCTCATTTGGGTTTTGAATGCGTCCATTGATAATCTTTCTTTAGCTTCGGAACGGGAGTATAAGCGTCCTGCACCATGTGGTGCAGAATAGTTCCAGTCTTTGTTTCCCTTACCACGACAAAGAAGAATACCGTCTGCCATATTCATAGGAATCACAACGTAATCATTGGCGTATGCGGCAATAGCCCCTTTACGGATTATCATATCATCAAAGCTGATATAGTTATGGACTGTCTCAACGGATATTGTAGCGTTCCAGCTCAAAGTTCTGATTATACGCTGTATAATCAACTTGCGGTTGAATGCGGCATATCCTTGTGCGATCACCATGTCACATAAATAGTGGAGCATTGCTTCATTTGTGAGATACCCGGAATATTCGGCAAATTTTTCCTTCAAACGTAGTATTTCAGTTTGCATGAATTGTGGCTCAACAGTGGACTTCAAGCGTTGAATTTCATTAGAAAAAGCCTTTTTATCAAATTTTGCTATTTCTGCATGGTATTTACAGACCTTCACACCAAAGTTGCGCGATCCGGTATGTATTGTAAGAAATATATTATTGGTTGACTCGGCACGCCCCAGTTCTATAAAGTGGTTTCCACCTCCCAATGTACCTAAAGAGTTGTAGAATGTGCCTTCATTTATCCCCACCTTCTTACAAAGTTGTGATACATATTCTTCATTAATAACTGGTTTGGTTAGTTGGTATTTAGAGCAGAACTGATCCATTCTGATAGATAAGAAGGTAAACAAATCTTCCTTTTCTTGTTTGGATAAGGGTTGTTGGTTAATCTCAAATCCCATAGGTATGATGGAACGGATTGCATGATTAATGTCCGGGAAAGACTCTTCTGTTATTGCATTTTCAATTTCTACACACAACATTCCACAACCAATATCCACTCCGATATGATTGGGGTTGACACGATCTGTAACTGGCATGGTGAATCCAATCACTATATCTACTCCCTGATGGGTATCAGGCATAATACGAACCGGAACACCAGTCGTAACCGGATTGTTCAAAATGTTTTGTATCGTTCCAATAGCTTCATTTTCTATTGCATTTGTAAATATTTTACAATCTTTGCCGAATTTTCCTTGTAATTCAATCATAATCAAATCTTTTCGTTAAGTTTTTCAAGAAGTTCATTCGCACAGTTCTTTGCGTATTCTTCATCTTCATCATGAAAGGACTTGACTGTTATCCAAATCCCTGCAAATTTAACTTGTACTTTGTAATCAAGAAGGAGGTATTTCTCTCTGTTTCCGCTGCAATTATCTTCTACGAAGGTAGTCGTTTTATTGATTCTGTACTGTTTCATCATTATTTATTTCTTTAGAGTGGCAATTTCTATCAAGTATCTTAATGCACTGTTTAATTCCAGTATCAAATCCTTCTTTATAGCCTTTGGTATGCTCACCTAAAACATATATAGTCATTGACAGCCAAAATAGAAGTATGCCAACGGATTTATACCAGCATGGTAAAGATACAGAAAAGGGTTTTAAGGTGATAGAGAAATCACCGATCCACAGAAGACCGGCAATGAGCATGAGTAAATATAAGACTTTCATCATTTATCATTGTTAAGTTCAACATATTTGCCTTGTAAAGAGCAGTTCCTTAAAATTTCGGCATTTTCCCGGCCAAATGCAATAAGAACACTACCGCAACCGGGGCTGTCCCCACGTGTTCCATCGGGACGGAAGAATTTTATTCGATTCCTCAAAAACATCATACCGGTTGCTTTCGTGAAGATGATGTCTTGAAACTTATTGCTGTCACACCGGTTAAAAAGTAGTGCTATACCGTTGCCGTGTTCTGCCAATTTCTCTACAAACTGCCATATAAGCGGTTTGGAGTACGGAGGGTTAAGCCAAATTCGCCCCCCCCAATTTTGTATAAGACCATTGTCCTGCTTGTTGTACATGATTTTTGCGGTAGGCCAAAGAGGGTGCATGGGAGCACATGGATCAAGGTCAAATTCACCTAATGCTTCAATGATTTCTCGTGGTGTGTACCATTCATCGGAAGCGTTTGCAGATCGTTCAAAAGATGTATTCATGTATTACTTACATTTAGGATTTTACGAATTTCTATATGATCGCAATTTTCATCAGCCTTTTTCAGAATATAAGCAATTTCTTCTTCCTTACTCATGTTCTGTGGACGTTTCGTTGCTTCTGCTCTCAATTCAGAAATAATTTTATCTACTTCGGGATTAGGAGTTTCATATAATTTTTTAAATTCAGCGGCTCTACGTTTAATAAGTCGCTCTGTCTTTTTGTTTAATTTCATCTCACAATATTTTAAAGTATTCCTTACATAAAAAACCTTTTCTTGGTGAAAAGTCTTTGAAGTCGCAACTCATGTATATTTCCTTCCTATCAGCCCAATGTGCCATGTCTTTCTACCACTGTGGAATAATTTGGTGTGGATTGTTCAGATCACGAAAGGGTTGACAATGTGGAAGAAAACGGCGGCTTTTAGATTTCCAGTAGTTGACGCGCGCAAATGATTCTTCAAAGTCCATAAGGATGCAATACAAGAAATATTCCCCTTTATATCCATACTTGTCTATTAAAGCGGAAGCACGTTCAACTTCTGCAATCTGTCCCGGTGTATCGCATCCAAAGCGAATACGTTTAATCCATTTTACTTTTGCAAGTAGCCGAGCGATTTCATCCGTGATTAAACGAGCATCCAGTCCTTGATTAAAATCCACTTTGATACCCAGTTTGATGATTTTCTCTATTTGCTGCAAGCCATAGTTTGAGGCCAGTATATTATTATCCATAAGGATAGCTTTCTTCCGTCCGGCTGTTATTTCCTCAATATCCATATAAGGTGAGATTTTTCCTTCTTTTTTAGGAACAACACACCATTTACACCGATTGGGACACCCACGTGTCAGAAATCCATAGGACAAATTGGAGTCAATATTGTAGATCGAGTAATCAGGTTGAAGACGATCAACCTCAATTGGAAGAACTTTTTCAATATCATATCCAGTACCACCTTTTTCTATTTGGTTAGCATTGATATAATAGTTATAGTCGGGTGTGAAAGTGAAAACTTTAGCTGCATATACTTTATCATATTTACATAGTGGATTATACCATTCCACTTGATCGCCTCTTGCTTTGTGGTAAGCACTGATCTTCATAAGTGCTAAATTGGGGAAATTGCTATCAACGGCTAAAATTCCAATATTCATTATTCTTCAAATTTAGGTTTTGGCATCCATGCTATCGGTTCCCATGACGGAGGTATGCTACTCATTGAAGAGTAAATTGGGTTACCTTTGTACGTATCATAGATATAACCATCCATGCAAAACCATACATTGTTGCTATATGTACCGTTAAAAATCGCACCATGTTTACATAGAATGATAATGTCTTCATTTTCATTCGGCAACCGTTCTTTCACTGATACCCACGGAGGTTGTTTTGTTTGCCATCTGGCTCCTTCTTTAAATCCTATTCTAAAACAAGTTATTTTATCCCAGTCAGGATGTACGCCTCCAATTTCATTTACGGCTTCTTCTAATGTCTGCTTCATATCTATTTATCAAATAAATTAGTTTGAACCAACGTTCCTCTCTCTGTTTTTATCTCCCCAAAACATTCCCGGTGAAAACGTTCTTCTTGTGCTTCAAAGTATTCTTCATCTATTTCGGTTGCATAGAAATCGAATCCAAGTCCATAAGCAGCTATTCTGCTGCTTCCTGAACCTAAATGACTATCAAAAATTTTGTCTCCCTCTTTGGCGTTTTTTCTTAATATTTCAGCATATAATTTCACTGGCTTCTGACAACGATGGATATTTCCACCTCGTTCTCCAATTGTACACCGGTTTAGAGTTATGATCCGAAGAGCCTTGTCAAAACTACTCCATGCCAATTCACCATCAGACATAGTTAATCCATGTTGTCCTTTATCCCAAACAATCCACCCCATTTTGGGAGGAAGATAGGTAGTAAAGTAGTTACCACCAAAAATTATTTGATTCTTCGATACCCTGAATAGTTCCTCAAAATATTTCTTTCCGGGGGGGGACTTATCCCAATCTTTTCTTTTATATTGTTTAAAGCCTAAATGCTTCGGCATCCCACCTTTATGCATTATGTCTATGCCATACTGGGGATCGACTATCGCTAAATCAAAGAACTTATCAGGAATATTTTTCATATATTCCATGCAATCCATATTATAAACTTCACTTATTGGCATATTGGCTCCTTTCTGTACTATTAATAAATTGGCACATCATATCCTTTTTCTATGAGGAACTTTATAGCTTTTATTTTTAAACGTTCTCCATACCATTTTTCTGTTACGTTTTCTCTATGATAATGATAAGATAAGTCGCTAACACAAAAGAAGAAAACCAACGGAATACTTTCAATTTCATTAGTTTTTCGGTTGAAATTCTGTTGAGTCCTTACTTTCATTTTTTTTAATACATTTTCCCAGTTTAAGTATAAATACACATTCGTTGTCCGGTGCTCCCCAATTGGTGTTACCAACTCCGATGGTTATAGATTCAAGTTCAAAAAGCATTGTCCGTTGGGTGTAGCCAAAACGGAAGCGAACATGAGTGTATTCTTTGGGATGAAAGCCGTTTCCACGTGTAATACAAGAAAAACAAATAGCTTTCTTACAGTAGAAACCAGTCTTTTCATAGGAATTGTGACCTCCACATTTTGCTAATCTTCCGATCCAGTATTTCTTGATCTCTCTGTATTCTTCTTTCTTATTTCCGGATTCGATCATTTCATACCATTTTGCTTTTAATGGCAGGTCAAGGATTTTCATATTAACCATAGTCTAAAAGAGTTGCGGATTCTGTTTGTCATGAAGGATTTTTTGAACACGTTCAATTTCTTCATCTACTTCACGCTCAATTTGTTCACTTATTCGTAAATCTATCTGTCTCTTATTTTTAAAATATTCTTTTTGGCAACGGCGCATTTCTACCACTTTGTCGAAAAATTCTTTTGGAGTCATAGATTTAAAAGGTATGGAAAAGGCCGCTTTAATGCGGCCTCCCCAGTGTGATTACTTTTTTCCAATCAGAAAGTCTTTCCACAATTCTTTGAATTGTTCTCCAAAGTAAATTGCGATTTCATTTGATTTTACAGCAAGGCGAGAGCCGAGATTCGCATCCGAGTACGACCAAACGTCAGACGAGCTCGCAAAAGCGAGGCCGCAATTCGCACCGAGATTCGCAGAACCGCCCCAAAGAACCAGCCGATTACGATCCTCTTCGTCCATTTCATCAATTTCTTTCTGATTATAAAGATAAAACCACGGCGTATAACGGTATTCATCTTTAGTAAATCGTGGAAAATCAGGATCGTTGTTCAATGCACGGGCAATTGTGCATAGTTTGATGTAGGCGAGGTGTGCAATATCAGCCACTTCTTCTTTGTGTCCGTCTTCATCTTCAACAAGTAGGCGAACAATAGGTTTTACACCTATTGCTTCACAAGCATCTTCGTAGGTTTTGATATTGTGATAATCTGTATAATCCGGCTTTTGCTTTCCGAATAAAGCTGTTAGAATACTAATTGCTTTAGGACAGTCGTTTGCTTCACTAAAAGCGGCTGTAACCTTTTCTTGTGTGATTTTAAGTTCTGACATAATATAAATTATTTATTGTTAATACTATATCCGAATAATGCAAAATCTCCCCGGCACGGATCATCCGGGAAAATTGTTTTCATGTAATTGGTTACTTGTTGAACCATTTTCCAGTCTTCTGTTTTGCGTGTTGTTATCCCAAGCCGGTGTGCCATCTTTGCAACATGCGCATCCAATGGTATGTATAATTCTGTTGGATGAATAATAGTCCAAATACCTAAATCCACCGGCGATTTTCGTACTACCCACCGTAGAAACAGACAAATACGCTTGCATGGAGAATCACGCTCCAATTTTGGAATACCTTTTACGCCACCAAAATCTGTTTGTATTTCACGGATAACATTATTGTAACCCTCATAAAAGACTTCCAAATCATCCCATTCCTGATATATGTTGTACAACCGCTGGCAAATGCAGAAAAAGTCATGGTAGGTGAACATACGGTAGAAGGTATTTGTATTTTCTTTGTATTGTTCCCATACTTTGTTCATAATGAAGGCGTAAGGAGAATTACCCATTAGATTATCCAAAATTTCCGCTTGCTGCATTATCAGTTTGCGATTCCCGAAAGCTATCCATGAAGTAAGAAAGGCACTGATTTCTATGTCCTTTTTATCACTGTACTTATGTGGGAAAAATATAGGATCATCTTTTATAAAATCAGGTGTTTCAAATTGTTTTGCCCAGTCAAGTAGTTTGTTTCTTAGTTCTTCCATAATATTCTTCTTTCCATTTTTTGAAAGCGGCTTCTTTATCATTTGATTTCATTCTTTGCATGAATGATTGATGGGATTCCAGTAGTTCTTTGGCCTCTTCATCTCCATTTTCCGATCTTTCAGTTAGATGTTTGATATATTCTCCATAGAACATTCTAGTGTTGTCGTTATTTTGTTCATGGGCTTCATTAATTGAAAGAGAAGAAACAATTTCATCACGCTGTGCATCGTATTCATTTAACCAGCCGAGAATGATATTACCGTCCAGTCTATCGTAAATCTTACCGGAAGCCATAGCATTACGGAAACACAATTTGATTTCCTCCAATTTGAGATAATAGAATCTGTCTATTATTAGATCAGCGGTAAGTGCCACTTGAACATCATTCATCGTTTTTCCAACATTGAAAAAAGACACAAGCTCGTTAATCGCAATTACCAGTATAGCTCTTGCACCAGCCAATGTGATTTCTCTTTTTATAACGGAGAGTGGTAGATTAGGAGTATTGAGAACAGCTTCTTTAATCGAACTTACGTGCAATCCCTTGTAATACTCCGCTTGCAAGGTCAGCAAGTCTTTCAACGCTTTCTTTTCGGTTGCCGGGAGATTGCTGTTGACTTGAATTAAGTTGTTTCCCATACTTGTTAAAATCATTATTAGACCATCTGACTAAACGTTTGGAAACTTCAAATGTACGTTCCTTCTCAAAGCGCATTTTCCGTCCTCCGCATTCAGTCCAATACTCGAAAAAGTCCTTCAACATATCATCAGGATATTTCCCTCTATACATGAGAACTTCACTTCTGAATTTGTCTTTCCTTTCAGAAAGAGAATCCTTATTCATATTCATCTTATGGCCTAATCCGGCCATGAATGCTTGTTCCAATGTTGCATCAGGATGATCCCGACACCATTGGGTTGCTAATTCTTCTGATTTCATTTGATTTATAATTTAGATAACCAATATTTCCATACTCGTGAGGCTACTTGCGCCATCATAACGGGTGGTACACTCATTCCACAGATATAATGTGGGGATTGGTTGAGGAAAAGGTAATCTTGTGGAAATGTGGATATATTACATACTTCTGACCGTGATAAATATATAGGCTGCTTAAAAGGAATAATTGAGTCTGCATGAGTTGTTAGGGTGTAGCTTACTTTGTTCTCATATAGATATCGTTGATTAAAAAAGCCTCGTTTCCCAGTTTGTTTTTTATAAGCCTCTGCCAAAGCAATATCTCCTGCCACTCTCTGCTCAAATAACTTCTTCATTTTTAATCCAATAGCTTTTCCCTTGTAATCCGCATATTCCCCATAATATATTTCCGGTTCATTAAATTCCATGTTGATGTATGGCTCAACATGGAAGAGGTCTGACACTTTTAGAAAATGGACTCCCAGATCATGCCTGATACATATAAAGAATACACGTTCTCTTTTTTGAGGTACTCCCATTTTAGAAGCATCAAGAAGAAAATGCTGACAATAATAACCAGCTTCCTCAAAGTCTTTGTATATACGTCTGACATAATCAATCGCATTCCCTAAAAGAAGTCCTTTCACATTTTCAGCAATAACGATTTTAGGTTTTAAGCGTTTGGCAAGTGCAATAAAATCAAAAAAGAGCGTGTCTAAAACTTGTGTCTTTTGACCTTCCTTGAATTTCTTTTCTTTACCCCACGCATCTTCACGTAATCCCGACATGCTAAATGTACTGCAAGGTGGTGATCCGTCCAATATATCTAAATTGTACAATTCTTCGGGAAGATTATTCCTTCTCACTAAATCACGAATATCTTCCAAATAACTATACTGGGGATGATGGTTTGTTTCATAGCATTTCATCATTCGTGGATCAATCTCATTACAGCCAATAACATCATAACCGGCTATTTTGTAACCCATAGTAGAGCCACCGCCACACGCAAAACAAGAAAAGACCTTTCCTTTATCTTTAGTAAAAACAGTATCTTCTAAAAACCAGCGATACGGATAGAGATGTTGGGGGGGGGTAATTACATCTTTCATCATTCCACCTCCCATAATTCAGCTACTCTTTTGAATTCTTCATCAGCCGGAACCGGGCAATCTTTGATCCATTGCATATCTTTTACTTGCCATAACGAAAGGTTTGTGTTGTCAGGAATATGCTTTTTAATATCAGGAAAAAGATTGAGTCGAAGAGATTTACTTTCCATAAGTTCATCTTTGTAGTCCAACAAAAAATTATTGGCCTTCAATAAACTATGAACATCATTAGCAGAATGTGGAGTGTAAACAACTCCATCGAAATATCTGATATAATTGGGAAGCATATCAGCCAGTGCCGTATATAGAAATAATTTTCCTTTATTGCCATAGGCCAATTTCTGAACGGTTCTGATACTTTCGGCCAAATTTGACAGTTTTTCAGGAAACAAAAGTGGCTCTCCACCAGTTATCATGATCTCTTTGTAATTAAAATGCTCAACAACTGGTAATTTTGAAAAATCCCATGAGTTGTTGCAACACATAGGACATTTGTTCGGACATTTGGTTGTAACCAATAGACGTAACTTTTCCATTATAATGATATTGTTTGGGTAAATTTTAATTCTCCGGTATATCCACGCGCTTTCAATTCTGCGATAAGTTCCCGTGGAGAAAATCTTGCCAATTCAGGATTGGAATATATTTTCTTCAATCCCCCCCCCCGGAGTTTTCTTACGGTTTTTGGCATAAACATTACCGCACTCTTTGCAATATGTCTGCAATCCATCTTCGGTTGAAGCATTTTTCCAAAACTCGCTGGCCGGAAGTTCCCGGCCACATTTACTGCATTTTTTAAAATTTTCCATTATTCCTTTTCTTTAATTCTACCATATTCACATATTAGTAAGGCATCCGAAGTTGCCAATGTAACTTTTGCATACGGGAACAGCTGTTGAGCTTTCTTCTTTAAGGTGTTTTTCCATTCTGTCTTACTCAATTTGTCTGTATTCCGTAATCCGAAAGCTTTTTGCCAAATTTGTGGAGATACTGTTACTGTCGGAATCCCACAAGCTATCAATCCCATAGTCAGCTGTCCGTAACCTTCTCCAAAAACAAAAGAGGCAGAAGCACTTTGTCCGGTCATGCCATTCACTCGTTCCAAATAACAAACGCTATTTTCTTTGTATATAGAGAGAAAATCTAATAAGTCTTTGGGAGTTGGTGGCATTTTGATACACTCCAATAATCTGTTATTCTCGGTGTCGTACACTACAATTCCACCGTTTTTGCCAACATCTATACCTATGATCCTTCGTTTCATAAATTATACTTTTTGTTTACAAATCTTTTGAGCTTAACTATATCTTTCTTTCCAAGCCTTAGTGCTTCACTGGTCTTGATGTCAGAAGGTGATGCTTTACAATTCTCGGTTATCCTTTCAAAATGTCGGATAAAGGATTTTAAGAAATAGTCGGGAATTTCAACTTTCATAATGATTGATTTATGAGAATAAGCCCGGACTCGAACCGGGAACTGTTGCAATCAGGATTTTCGTTTCTGCTTCCGTTTGTACGTATGTCAAGTGTTAATAGCATGATTACCTGACTCGTGATGCTATTCGTGCATTTTTACCACAGAAACTAAGCGTCTTCCAATTCCGCCACTTATTCGTTTGCCTCCACAATAGAGGCATTCTTATATGAACAAAAAGACTCTTTGTAGTATCTACCGCCGTGGAGCGTATGCAGCGTACTCGGCTCGACTTGCAAAGAGAAGAAAAAAGGTGAGGCATGATAGTTCCCGGATAGGCGGTCAAGCCACACCGGAAGAAGCTGATTATTAATCGGGTTAATAATTATTATTTTGTTATTTTTAGAAATTCAGGAGCAATACCATACAAAGGGCTTGTTCCATCCCATTTGTCAATGAACTGTTTATATAATATTTCTTTTGTCAGACCTCTTGACTGAATTAGAGCCTGCTCGGTTTTTAACTGTTCCAGTTCATTGCGCTTCTTCTGTTCCTCAATTTGTTGATCCAACACGGAGATATTGGTATTCACTTCATTTCTACTATCAATTTTTTCGCGAACTTTATCGGAGAACTCCAACTGGGCAGAGAATGTGAGTAATTGCAGACCTCTTTTTTCAAACTCTTTGTCAACTATTTGTTCCAATCGTTTCTCAAACACTAATGAGCCTCCATCAGCCATCAGGCTATCAGTTTTATGCTTCCGGCTTTCCTCTTTTATCAAATCATATATACGTGGCTCCAAAATGTTATCTTCTAACGAAGACATGAAATCACTTCCACGGCCAATATGCTTGTTGTCAAAGACAACATCAATGGCACGGTTCTTGATAACTTTATAGCTATATGTGGGACGTGCCTTGAACTCTGTATTATCGGCTGCTTTCAGTGTGACAGCTTCGGCAAATTCTCCACGCTGATCGAATAGCGGAACTTGAAAAAGCTCTGTGCCTAATTCCCATGTAGATACCTTACCGGAAACAATTTTAAAATCCTCTTTCCCCTTGTTTGCCGTAGTTTTCCATAAGGAC